GCAAGGTGCAGGAGCTGGCGCTCGGCTTTGCCGGCGGCGTGGGCGCCTTCGCTGCGATGGGCCGGGCCTACGGCGTGCATTTCGAGGAGGCGCAGGCCCGCAGGATCGTTGACGCCTGGCGCCGCGCTAACCCGTGGTCTGTGCCGTTTTGGCAGCAGCTCGAAGAAGCCTACACCCGCGCCATGCGAAACAAGGGCTACGAGTTCAGCGCCGGGCGCGTGACGTATTGCTACGACGGTCTACACCTGTGGTATATGCTGCCGTCGGGGCGCGTGCTATGCTACCCCTACGCTCGGCTGGAAAGCGATGGGGTGACTTACGCTAAAGCATCCTGGAAGCCCGCCGCCGACGCGACTGAATGGCCGCGCGCGCGCCTATGGAAGGGCCTTGCGTGCGAGAACATCACTCAAGCCACCGCCAATGACATCTTGCGCCATGCCCTGCGTCAGCTCGATGATGTGGTGCTGCATGTGCACGACGAGATCGTCGTCGAGACGGATCAACCCGAGGCCGTTCAGGCCGAGCTGGAGCGTATCATGTGCAGCCCGCCCGCATGGGCCGAGGGCCTGCCGCTGGCCGTTGAGGCCCAAACAATGACGAGGTACGGGAAGTAGAAACAACAACGCCCGACAGGTAGTGGCCTGCCGGGCGTTTGCACCAAAGGAGCTAACGATGGATTTTCTCGATTATATGGTAAGTCTGGCGCCAGAGGGAGAGACCTTCCTGGTTGTCAGACAAAAGCCACAACTGAGCAACGGCGAGATGCAGTTGCACCCCGATGGCGGCGTCAAGGCCACTTGGCCGGCGTTCCTGCCGACGCACAAGATGAAGGAGGGTCAGTCTTGGTACGGCAACACGGCCAGCTTCATCTTGGACCGCTTCACCGACGGCCGAGTCAGCGCCAGCGCCGCCAACTGCGAGTACGTGCTGTGCATGGTGCTGGACGACGTGGGCGATCCGGTCAAGGCCCCCAAGACGCCGCCCCTGCCCCCGACCTGGATCATGGAGACGTCCGAGGGCAGCTTTCAGTGGGGCTATGCGTTCAGCGAGGAGCAGCCGACCAAAGCCGAGTTCAGCGCGGCCATTGTGGCCATCGCCGAGGCCGGCTACACCGACGCCGGCGCGATCAACCCGGTGCGCAACTTTCGCCTGCCTGGCAGCGTCAACATCAAACCCGGCCGCGATAACTTCGTCTCCCGCCTGGTCGAGTTCCACCCCGAGCGGCAGTTCACGCTGCCCGAGATTTGCGCGGCGCTCGGCGTCACCCCCCGCGAGGAGAGCAACGCCTTCCGCCCTATCCGCATCTCCGACGACGGCGCTGACGACGTGCTGGCGTGGCTGTCGTCGCAGGGGCTGGTGCTGCGCAAGCCCAACGCCGAAGGCTGGGCCGGCGTCATCTGCCCCAACAGCGCCGCCCATACCGACGGCAGCCCCGAGGGCCGCTACAACCCCGCCATGCGCGCCTACTGCTGCTATCACGGCCACTGCACCGAGCTGGGCAGCAATCAGTTCTTAGAGTGGGTGGCCGCCAACGGCGGCCCTGAGCACACCGCTGGTCTGCGCGATGAGCTGCTCGCCGACATGATGGCCGGCGCGCTCAGTAAGCTGCACCCGACGGAGAAGTTCCCCGACGAGGCCGCCCGCGTCATCGCCGAGGTCGAGCGCAAGGAGCTGGGCCGCACCGAGCGCGCCGACTGGTACAAGCGCTTTTGTTACGTCCAAGAAGGCGACCATTACTTCGACCTCCAGGACCGGCGCGAGCTGTCGCGCCAGACGTTTAACGCGCTGTTTCGGCATATCGAGTGCCGCAGCCTGCATGGCAAGAAGCCCAAGATTGAGGCGTCGGTCTGCTTCGACGAGAACCGCCAGGCGATGGGCGCCCGCACGCTGGTGGGCGTGACCTACGCGGCCGGCGAGGGCATTCTGGTCTCGCGCGACGGTGACGTCTACGGCAACCGCTGGCGAGACGCGCGCCCCCAGATCAGCCGCGCCGGTGGTGACGTGCGCCCTTGGCTGGAGCACTGCGAGCTGCTGGTCCCCGAGGCCGAGGAGCGCGAGCATATCTTTAACGTGATGGCGTTCAAGCTCCAGCACCCCGAGGTCAAAATCAACCACGCCGTGCTGCATGGTGGCGATCAGGGCTGCGGTAAGGACACGATGTGGGCGCCGTTCATCTGGTCCGTGTGCGGTCCGCAACTCAAGAATCGGGGCCTTCTGGACAATGACACCCTCGGCTCGCAGTGGGGCTATCAGCTGGAGTCGGAGATCCTGATTCTCAACGAGCTGAAAGAGCCCGAGGCCAAGGACCGCCGGGCCCTTGCGAATAAGCTCAAGCCCATCATTGCAGCGCCGCCGGAGATGCTCACGATCAACCGCAAGGGCCTGCACCCGTATGACATGCTCAACCGCATGTTCGTGCTGGCATTCAGTAATGACCCAGTGCCGATCTCCCTGGACTCGCAGGACCGCCGGTGGTTCTGCGTCTGGTCCAGCGCCCCCAGGATGGCCCCTGACGCGGCGCAGCGCCTGTGGGCTTGGTACAAGGCCGGCGGGTATGAGGCGATTGCCGCGTGGCTGTATGCGCGTGACGTCTCCGCGTTCAACCCCTCCGCAGCCCCTGCCTGGACCGAGTTCAAAGCGAATCTGGTCGAGCATGGCATGAGCATGGCCGAGAGCTACCTTGTGGAGATGATGCGCGGCCGTAGGGGCGAGTTCGCTAAGGGTGTGGTGGGCAGCCCTTTCCACGGGCTTTGTGACCGTGTGGCGGCCGCTGCGCCCTCTGGCGTGAAAGTGCCGCAGATGGCCTTGCTGCATGCTTTGAAGGAAGCCGGCTGGATCGACTGCGGCCGGATCAAGTCGCGCGCCCACGATAGCAAAAAGCACGTTTTCTGCGCGCCTGACATGGTGCATTACACGAAGTCGGACCTGCGCGATATGGTCGAGGACGTGGCCGCGTCGCCCCTGATGCGGGTCAAATAAAAAATAACCCCCACGGGCTCGAGCCGGTGGGGGTCAATGTGGCAACTGCCTAGAGATCGAAGAAGACCGCTAGCAGCGCGGCAATTATGCCGCAGACTAAGACTGCGCCCACGCTGCGGCCTCCTCGATTTGCGCAGTCAGTTCCTGCGACAGTAGGGGCAGGACGTCAACCCCTCCAGTTTTCGCGCTGATAAGGTATGCCTGCGCCGGCCAGGCTGGATTTACTTCGCTGCCGCGCTGGGGCGGCTCGTATTCCAGCTCGCAATCAAGCTCGATTTCACCGTAGCGGTGGAGGTGGCTTATTGTTCGCACGGCAGGACCTCCACCTCAGGGATTGACGGGTCGAGCATGGGCGCCGGCCGGTCGGCGTGCGTGTAGGTGAGGATCTTGTCTGTTGAATTGCCGACGAAAAGATACCGATTCAAGCTCACGTAAGCGCTGATGTAATCGGCCGTGCTCATGCCCGCATAAAACACCGGGTAGCTGCGCTTGCTGCTGTCGTGCTCGCGCTTTTGGGCTTTGCTTTTGGCAAACTTGCGCCCCTTAACACCCTTGCTTTTGTCGATCAGCGCGAGCAGCTCGCGCGTAGGTTCGGCGTGCTCAGGCAGGACAGTGAGAGTTGCGCGGTTGTGTTTGAGGGTAATCATGATTCAATATTCCTTGCAATGATGTATTGGTCGACGGCGTCCGCCACTGGCACGCCGGAAAAGAAATAGTGCTTGGCCGCGTCCCAGTCGATCCGGCCGGCCAAGCGCGGAAAACGCGCCAGTAACATCTCCGCAAACGCGGCCATGTAGTCCGCTTGGCGTTGCGCTTTAGTTTGCCCGAAATGTCGTCTCATGTTGTCAGCTCCAAAGGATGTCGAAGTAAGCCAGCCCGAGCGCGGCGAGCGCCAGGCCGATGATGAGCGCGGCGAGCAGGTCCAAGGCAGCGCTTGCGCGGCGCTCGGGTTTTGGGGTGTAGTGCTGGCGGTGCATGGCTTACATCTTCACCATTGCCGCGAGGATGCTTGTAACGGTGTAGGGCGCGCCGTCCGGCGTTTTGGCGTGGCCCAGTTCGTCCAGATAGTCCAGCATAGCCTGCGCCGCTGCGGCGCGATTAGGAGCGCGCCTGACGCATTCGCGCGCTAAGCGGTACAGCCCTTCGTCATTGTTGATCCAAAGACTGACGTTCCAATGGTTCCAGTTTTTGTGACCGTTAAATTTGCTCATGGTGTGTGCTCCTTACTTGATTGAACTAAGCGCGGCGCTTGGCCGTGCGGGTTGTGGATGGGGTTAGTTGGCGAGCCATTCGCGCAGCATGCGCTTGGCGTTGGTGAGGGTTTTGGTGTTGAAGCGCGCCACGGGTTCGCCGTCTGCGTCGGTGACGGCGTACACCCATTCGCGCGCGTCAAACGTCAACAAGTACGTTTGCTCGCCGATAGTGACGGCGCCGTCTTTGGCGTTTGCAGCGGCCTTGGCCGCTTGACGTTCAATCGGGGCGTAAATGCTTTGCATGATCGTTTGCTCCTGGTTGGTTGGTGAGCCTCTAGTGTAAGGGATTCTTTTACAAGCTGTCATTAGGGTAAACCCTAATGAGCTTGGCGCGCACATTAACGCGGAATTCAACCGCGCCCGCGCGCACGTAAGTGACGCTCTTAGGCGTGCGTTGGTGCAGCTCGACAGCGCCAGGCAGCGCTGGCGCGGCGGCCGTACAGATGACGTGCAGCTGCGAGCGCGTCAGCAACCCGCGAACTAGAAGCGGCGCGAGCGCATCTTCGAGATGGAAGCGGGTTTGCACGATGGGGGCGGAGAAGATGAGGGTCTTTGTGGGCATGGTGCATGAATTATACGCTTAACCGTATTTTTGTGCAAGCGTGGATAGGGCGTGGGTATGGCGTGGATAGCGTTTTTGTGGGTGCGTTGTCCATGGGTTTCTAGAGGGGAAATGGGCTTTGTGGACTATGTGGACAATGTGTTTGTATGTTAGAAGATAGAAAATATACATATACTGTATGGGCGTACAGCTCTCCATGCCGCCGCGTCATCAAGCCGCGCGGCCAAAAAGTACGATATATGGGGCCCGTCAAGTTCAAACTGATGGTCCACATGTCCACATTGTCCACACTTCGGCTAACTGGTCCACGCCAGCCAGGCGCACGCCACGCAGCTACGCAAGCCACACGACTGCAAACTCATGGTCCACATGGTCCACATAGTCCACGCGGCCACGCAAGCCACGCGACCGTCAACCGATGGTCCACATGGTCCACATGGTCCACGCGGCGCCTGGCCGCCGGCCGCTTAGCTTTCTAACGATTAGCTTTCTAAGTGTCGGGCCGCCGGACCGGAATGGCCGATGGCTTTTTTCTGGAGGGGGTGGGGTAGGGCCGACGGCCGGGAGGTCACGGCAGCGGAGGGGCCATTAAAACTTTTATTTTTTCCAAAAATTTTTGTTATATTCGGCCCATGTTTGAGACCCTGCCATACGAGCCACGTCAGCTGCAAGCGACAGAGGATCGGTTGCGGCGTATCTACAATGCGGCCAAGTTGGGCCTCAAGGGCGACAACCTGGCGTTAGCCGCAGGCATGCTGCCCAAGGAGTACGCCCGGCTCAAACAGTTCGACTCCATCGCGGAGTACGCTGAGATCAAGGGCCGCGCTGACGGCGAAATGCTGGCAAGCCAGCAGCTGCACGAAGCCGCAGCGCAGGGCGACGCCAAAGCCGCGCTTGCAATCTTGCAAAACGTCCACGGCTGGGTGGCCAAGCAGGCCATCAGTGTGGATGTAAATCAGTCCATCAGCATCACCGCCGCGCTGCAAGAAGCCGAGCGGCGCGTATTGGACGTCGTGGACGTGGAGGCCATTAGTGAAACTCGTTCTTCTGATAATCGGCTTCCTGATCGCCATCTGGTTGCTCAACGTACTGCTTGATTGATGCAGACCACACGCTACAGCGCGCAGGACGAGCAGGAGCTGATGGCTCGGCTATGGAGCCCGGCCATCCGCGACAACCCGTTGGCGTTTGTGATGTTTGCGTACCCGTGGGGCGTCAAGGGAACGCCGCTGGAGCACTTCACTGGCCCGCGCAAGTGGCAGCGCGAGGTGCTTGCGAGCATGGCCGAGCACATCAAAGCCAACGGCGGCAAGGTGGACTACGACGTGCTGCGCTTGGCGGTGTCATCGGGGCGTGGTATCGGCAAGTCGGCACTGGTCAGCTGGATCACGGACTGGATGCTGTCCACGCGGATCGGCTCGACGACCATCATCTCGGCCAACTCAGAGAGCCAGCTCAGGTCGATCACCTGGGCCGAGCTGACAAAGTGGCTGGCGATGTCGATCAACAGTCATTGGTTCGAGGTCAGCGCCACCAGGCTAATGCCGGCCAAGTGGTTGACGGAGCTGGTCGAGCGCGACCTGAAGAAGGGCACGCGCTACTGGGGCGTCGAGGGCCGGCTGTGGTCGGCAGAGAACCCAGACGCCTACGCTGGTGTCCACAACTTCGACGGCGTGATGGTGATTTTTGACGAGGCGTCGGGTATCGACGACTCGATCTGGGCCGTGACATCGGGCTTCTTTACAGAGAACACGCCAAACCGCTTTTGGCTGGCGTTTTCCAACCCGCGTCGCAACACAGGCTACTTCTACGAGGCGTTTAACAGCAAACGCGATTTCTGGACGACCAAGATCGTGGACGCCAGGACGGTCGAGGGCACCGACAAACAGGTCTACGAGCAAATCATCGCGGAATACGGGCCCGATAGCAGCCAGGCGCACGTCGAGGTGTACGGTCAGTTTCCCAACGAGGGCGACGATCAGTTCATCAGCATCGGCGTGGTGGACGCGGCCATGAAGCGCCAGCCGTATAAGGACGAGACGGCGCCGATTGTCATTGGCGTGGACCCGGCGCGGTTTGGGGCGGACGCGACGGTCATCGCCGTGCGGCAAGGGCGCGACATCATCAAGCTGATCCGGCACCGGGGCGACGACACGATGACGGTCGTGGGGCACGTCATCGACGCAATCGAGGAATTTAAGCCCACGCTGGTCAATATTGACGAGGGCGGGCTGGGTGCAGGCGTCGTGGACCGGCTAAAAGAGCAGCGGTACAAGATCAGGGGCGTCAATTTTGGCAACAAGGCCAAAAACCCCATCATGTACGGCAACAAACGGGCGGAAATTTGGGGTGAAATGCGCGATTGGCTCAAGTCGGCTAGCGTTCCAAACGACAGATTCTTGAAATCTGACCTGATTTCGCCTAAGATGAAGCCGGACTCCCGTGGTACGATCTATTTGGAGTCCAAAAAGGACATGAAAGCCAGGGGGCTGGCAAGCCCGGACGCAGCCGACGCAATCGCGCTGACGTTCGCCTACCCCGTGGCGCACCGCGAGGCGCGTGAAGCCAAGCAGCGCACCGCGCGGTCGATGGGCTACGGCAGCGTATCAACCTCTTGGATGGGGGCGTAGATGGCGACCAAAAAAGGCGTGTCTCTCAGCGTAGGACGGGGCGAAAAGCTGCCCGTCAGCAAAGGAGCGGGCCTTACAGCCAAGGGCCGCGCCAAGTACAACGCCGCCACCGGCTCCAATCTCAAGGCGCCAGCCCCAAACCCCAAGACAAAAGCCGACGCTGGCCGCAAGGCTAGTTTCTGCGCGCGCATGGAAGGCGTTGTCAAGCACGCCAAGGGCGATGCTGAACGCGCCAAAGCATCCCTCAAACGCTGGAAGTGCTGAAAATGGCTACCAAACCCGGTCTTTACGCTAACATTCACGCCAAACAAGCGCGCATTAAAGCCGGCAGCGGTGAGAAAATGCGCAAGCCCGGCAGCAAAGGCGCTCCAACCGAAGCTGCGTTTCGTGAGTCGGCCAAAACGGCCAAAAAACCAGCAAAGGGGAAGTGATGCCTCTCGTCAAATCCACCAGCAAAGAAGCCTTCCGCAAGAACATCAAAGCGGAAGTCAAGAGCGGCAAGCCGGTCAAGCAGGCCGTTGCCATCGCCTACAGCGTCAAACGTGCAGCGGCCAAGCCCGCCCCGAAAGGCAAGAAATGAGCAAACACCTCGAACCCATCAGCAAGCTCAACGCTCGTGAGCCGAAAATCTCTGGCGGCGGCATGCCCGACCGCAACAAAGAGACGTACTCCAAGATGCCGGGCATGGGCTGCCACGGCAGCATCCCCAGCGGCACCAACGTCAAGGCGACGGTTGCCAAGGTTCTGAGCAAGATCAAGTAAGCCATGCCTCAAGACTATTCAGGCGTCGTCGCTGCCGGCGCGGTCAGCGAGGGCGGCTCGGCCAAGGACAAAAGCGACGCCGATGTCCTTTCGACCGCTCGCAGCCGCCTGGACATGGCGATCTCCGCACTGTCGGAGTCGCGTGAGGATGAACTAGATGATCTGCGGTTCTACGCAGGCTCGCCCGACAACCACTGGCAATGGCCCGCCGACGTGCTGGCAACCCGTGGTGCGGTGCAGGGCCAGACGATCAACGCCAGGCCGTGCCTGACAATCAACAAGCTGCCGCAGCACGTCCATCAGGTCACCAACGAGCAGCGCCTGAACAGGCCCCAGCCCAAGGTCATCCCGGTCGATGACAAGGCTGACGTCGAGGTGGCCGAGATCTTCAACGGCGTCATCCGGCACATCGAGTACATCTCCGATGCCGACGTGGCCTACGACACCGCCTGTGAGAACCAGGTGGCCTATGGCGAGGGCTATGTCCGCATTCTGACCGAGTACTGCGACGCAGACACGTTCAATCAGGACATCAAGATCGGGCGCATCAGGAACAGCTTTTCGGTCTACATGGACCCGCTGATCCAAGACCCGTGCGGCGCCGACGCCCGCTGGTGCTTCATCACCGAAGACCTGCCCAAGGACGAATACGAGCGCCAGTTTCCCAACGCCTCGCCGCTGACCACGCTGCAAACGCTGGGCGTGGGCGACCAAGGCATCAGCCAGTGGATCAACGAGAACACGGTCCGCATCGCTGAGTACTTCTACATCGAGAACACCCGCGAGACGCTGAACCTGTACCCAGGCAACGTGACTGCATTTGAAGGCACGCCCGAGGACAAGATGCTGCGCCGCCAGTTCGGCAAGCCCCTGCGCTCGCGCCCCTCGGACCGCAAGAAGGTCAAGTGGCTCAAGATCAACGGCTACGAGGTGCTGGAGCGGGCCGACTGGGCAGGCTCGCATATCCCCGTGATCCGCTGCGTGGGCAACGAGTTCGAGGTTGAGGGCCGTCTGTACGTCAGCGGCCTGGTGCGCAACGCCAAAGACGCGCAGCGCATGTACAACTATTGGACCAGCCAGGAAGCTGAGATGCTGGCGCTGGCCCCCAAGGCCCCGTTCATTGGCTACGGCGGCCAGTTCGAGGGCTACGAGACTCAGTGGAAAACGGCCAACACGCAGAACTGGCCGTACCTGGAGGTCAACCCCGACGTCACCGACGGCTCGGGCGCCGTTTTGCCGCTGCCGCAGCGTGCGGCCCCTCCGCTGCCTCAAACGGGCCTGATTCAGGCCAAGATGGGCGCTGCGGACGACATCAAGAGTGTCACCGGGCAATACAACGCCTCGCTGGGCCAAACGTCCAACGAGCGCAGCGGCAAAGCTATTTTGGCCCGCCAGAAGGAGTCGGACACCGGCACATATCACTACGTTGACAACTACGCCCGCATGATCCGGTACGTGGGCCGTCAACTGGTCGATCTGATCCCGAAAATCTACGACACCGAGCGCATCGCCCGCATCATTCAGGAAGACGGCGAGTCGGGCATGGTCAAGATTAATCCAATGCAGCCCGAGCCGGTCAAAAAGATCGTCAATGAGCAGGGCATCGTGATTGACAAGATCTACAACCCCGGCGTGGGCAAGTACGACGTGCGAGTCATCACCGGCCCGGGCTTCCAGACCAAGCGTCAGGAGTCGCTGGAGGCGATGGCTCAACTGCTGCAAGGCAACCCGCAGCTTTGGAGCGTGGCGGGTGACCTGTTCATCAAGAACATGGACTGGCCGGGTGCCCAGGAGATGTCCAAGCGGTTTGCCAAGGTCATCGACCCGGCGATCATTGGCGACGACGAGGACAACCCGGCGCTGGCGGCGGCCAAGCAGCAGATCGAGGCGATGAACCAAGAGATGCAGCAGATGGCCGGGATGCTCCAAAACGTGCAGCAGTCCATCGAAGCCCGCGACATGCAGATCAAGGAGTTCAAGGCCGACATCGAGGCCTACAACGCCGAGACCAAGCGGATTGCGGCTGTTCAGGCTGGCATGACCGAGCAGCAAATTCAAGACATCGCTATGGGCGTCGTGGCTGCCGCGATGGAAAGCAACGACTTGGTGGCTACGCACGAGGCCCGAGAAATGCCTGAGATGGGCGAAGTGCCGCCCCAAGGAGCAATGCAATGAGTACCGCAGCCGATTTCATTGGCACTCTGTTTCTGGCCCGAGATGTGGCCCATTCGGTGCATTTGAACACGCGCAGCTTTTCCAAGCACATGGCGCTCAACACGTTCTACGACAGCATCATCAACCACGCGGATGCGTTTGCCGAGGCGTACCAAGGCCGTCACGGTCTGATCGGGCCAATCAGCCTGATGAGCGCCAAGAAAACAAACAACATCATCGAATTCCTGGAGTCGTCGCTGGCCGACATCGAGGAAATGCGGTACAAAGTGGTCAAAAAAGAGGACACCTCGCTGCAGCAGTTGATTGACAACATCGTCGAGCTGTACTTGACGACCCTCTACAAGCTAAAATTCCTCGCATAAGGAGCCGATATGGAACTTCTCAGACCTCTTGCTGATGCGGACTACCCGGCTCGCACGGTGTCCTATACCGGCACCGCAGGCAGCACCTCGACGTGGAACCCCGGCCCTGAAGGCGTGGTGGTATGGGCTACGACTCCCTGCTATGTGGCAGTGGGCGTGGGTGTGACGGCAACGACCTCCAGCACCCCGATCCCTGCCTACACCCCGATCCCGTTTTACCTGGAGCCGGGCACCGGCGCACCTTGGCGTGTCAGCGCGATTCAAGTCGCTGACGCAGGCGCAATCTACTGCAAACCGATCAACATCCGATGAGCTGGGGTGTCGGCCTTCGCAACGCGGTGGCCCTTGGCCTTGGGGGCATCGTCACGCTGTTTTCCGGCACCCGGGATAGCGGCGCATCGGTTGGCAACCTTCTTACCGAATCAGGCGACAATCTCGTGCAAGAAGATGGCGGCCTGATCCTCTTGGAGTGAAATAAATGGCCGTCAATCTTTCACCTGTCGGCGGCGTTGCGGCCCAGTTCTTTACCAACAGCGGCGCGGTTCTAACCGGCGGCAAGCTGTACACCTATGCTGCGGGCACCACGACGCCCCAGGCCACGTACACCACGTCCCAGGGCAACGTGCCTTGGACGAACCCGATTGTGCTGGATGCCGCTGGCCGCGTGCCCAGCGGTGGTGAGATTTGGCTGACTGACGGCCTGATTTACAAGTTCGTGCTCAAGGACAGCAACGATGTCCTGATCGCCACTTACGACAATATAAGCGGCATAAGCACAATTACCTTACCAATAGACTCTAGTAATATTGCTTATGACCCGCCTTTCATAGGGTCTGTAGCGACAAATGCAGAGGCAAAACTGGCTCAATATATCAGTGTGCAAGATTTCGGCGCTGTGGGTGATGGCAGTACCGACGATCAACCAGCCATTCAAGCTGCGCTTGATTATGCGGCGTCTTTGTCAAACCAAAGCCCCACTTTTGTCTTGTTTCCGGGGCAAAACAATGAGGTATACGCAATTGAAAGCCAGATCGTTGTAGACAGCGACTACAACGTCGGGATAAGCGGGTTTGGCGGCACACCGACAATCAAGTACACCGGCCCGGTTATGAATACGTCTACTCAAGACAATTCAACTGGTGCGATGATCTATTTCAGCGGCACGGATCACGCGTTTGGCGGCATCAAAGACCTGTTTGTGGACGCAAGCAGCGCGGCAAATTTCTGTGTTTATTTGGAAGGCATTTGTCAACCCCAGTTCAATATCAAGAATCTGCACATGAAACACGCGCAGCTTGATATTTTGTACGCCAACAACAATGCCGCGCTTGGACAGACGCAACTGTTCATTGACGAATGCACGTTTTTCCCGGCAACAGCCGCCACGTTTTCGGGACAAACGGCAGTGTGCGGTCGGTATCCGATTCACATTGCGGTTGGTTCTAACACTGGGATGATCCGCATCAGCAACACCGGAATTGATAGCGGTGTTGCAGGATGTGTTGGCATCACCGCAGGCGCTGGCGCGTTGTACATCAATGAGCAAATTTTGATGGATAACGTGCGGTTTGAGACATATGGCTCCAACAAAGACGTGATCGTTCTAGATTACGGCGCAGTCGCTAACCCCGGCGAAATCACGCTGCTGAATTGCAAGCCTTCAATTGGTGATGCAGGCAGCATTGCGGCCTATATTTCCAACGCCACATCCCCCGCAGGCGCTCGGCCTGTAATTAATTTTGTGCCATATATAGCGCAAAATGTAATGACGTACATCTACAACGATGTGGATACGGCATATCGGGTGACGGACGACGCAAAACGACAAAGCGTAATTTTTGCCATTAACGAATTCAGTTCTGTTGGCCGTCTTCAGATGGGCACCGCGATGCCCAGCACTCCTGTGGACGGAGACTACTATCTCAACAACTCAACGCGACAGTTGGTTGGCCGCATCAACGGAAAAACATTTGTCCAGCCGTTTGGCAACCCAACTATCTTGGGGCCAAGCACAACGTACAGCATCGCATACACCGATTTTGACAAACTGATTCACAACAACAACGCTGGCGCGTTGACGTTGAATCTGCCATCGATTGCGACTGTGTCTACCGGGTTTAAGCTCAACATTGCCGCCACCACATCGGGGGCCATTACGCTCACGCCAGACGGCACTGATTCGATTGGCCCAAAAACTGCCGGGCAGACTTACGTTAGCAGCGGAAGTGCAGGCGACGCATTGATTCTGATGGCTGGCCCAAGCAGCAAATGGGTGGTGCTGTCCAAAGTGGGGACTTGGTCGTAATGGCAAACAGCAAAATCTCCGCGCTCACGTCAGCGACTACACCGCTGGCGGGTACGGAGACTTTGCCCGTTGTTCAGAGTGGCGTCACCAAACAAGTCAGCGTTGCCAACTTGACCGCTGGCCGGGTGGTTGACACCGCTGGCCTCACAATTACCGACTACGCGGGTGCAACCGCTGCCATAAACATCTCAGGCGCGGGCACAATCCCCGCCCGAATTCGTGTTGTCAGCACCACCAGTGCAGGTGCCAACATTGTTTTGCGCGATAGTGGCACGACCAACAACGTCACGCTTCTTTCGTCTGGGCAAGACCTTGTAATCCAAACTGGCGGCGTTCAGCGTGTCAACTTCAGCGGCGGCGGCGACTTAACAATGCTGACGGGCAACGTCATCCAAGGCACCGCAGCCAAAGGCATCAACTTCACCGCCAACACGCCCGCAGCGGGCAAGACAAGCCAGTTGCTGAACTGGTACGAGGAAGGGACTTGGACACCAACACAAGGTAGTGGCTTGACGGTTGTTGGCGCATTTAGCTCCACAGGTAAATATACAAGAGTTGGGCGTCAGGTAACTATAAGCGGCACGGTTACTGGGGCGACAAGCATTGCTGTTGCAGCAGCAGGAATTATTACAACAAATTTACCGTTTACTGTTGGTACTGCCGGGCACGGCAATGCAACTAATGCTGCTATTAATGCATTTGCGGCTGTAATCTGCACAACTACAAACGTAACTTCTGCTGGCGCAATTGCTGCTACTGGAACAATTACGTTTTCCGCCACGTATTTTGTTTGATAAGCGCCTTCTCAGCGCATAACCATGATCCCAAAAGACAAACAGCAACACCTCCTGATGGGCGCGGCTTGTGCTGCGGTCTTGTGGGCTATCCACTTCGCGCCTGTCTGGGCGGCTGTGGTCATTGGAAGCATCGTTTTTGGGGTGTTCTACGAAGTCCAGCAGTGGTATCGTAAAGAAGGAAATCCCGAGGTCTGGGATGCGATTGCAACCGCTGCGCCAGGAATCATTGTTGGCGCTGCCTTGTATGTAAGTTGAAACTGTCGTAGTATTCGACACTGTACTGGCCCAGTAGACCAGGGATTCACCAGAATCAAAAATGACTGAACAAGTCCAAGAAGCCTTAGCGGAAGTTGAATCCGCGCCAGCACCCGAGGTGACGGCCACCCCGGAGAATGCACAAAACGCGCCGGAAGTAGCTGAGAGTCAACCCGAGCAGCAGCCCGAGGAGAAGAAATTCACCCAGGCTGAGATCGATGCGATGATCAGCAAGCGTCTTGCCAGAGAGCAACGTAAGTGGGAACGTGAGCAGCAAGCCAAGCAGGCAGAGATGCAGGCAAGGCAGTCGATGCCAGCGGAACTCCCGCCAGCGGACCAGTTTGAGTCCCCTGAAGCCTATGCGGAAGCACTGGCCGTCAGGAAGGCCGAAGAACTGATCGCGCAGCGCGAACTCCAAAAGCAACGCGCTCAGATTGAAGACGCCTACGCAGAGCGTGAGGAAGAAGCCCGTGGTAAGTACGACGACTTCGAGCAAGTCGCCTACAACCCCCAGCTTCGAGTCACCGATGTGATGGCCGAGACAATCAAGGCGTCCGACATCGGACCTGATCTAGCCTACTGGCTGGGCAGCAACCCGAAAGAAGCTGATCGCATCTCGCGTCTGTCGCCACTCTTGCAAGCGCGTGAGATTGGGAAGATCGAAGCCAAACTTGGTGCCGAGCCTCCCCAAAAGAAAACAACGTCTGCGCCCGAACCGATTCGCCCGGTGAGTGCCCGCGCTGTGAACCCCGGTGTCATTGACACCACTGATCCTCGGTCTGTCCAGACCATGAGTGCATCGGAGTGGATCGCAGCCGAGCGCCAACGACAAATCGCCAAAGCACAGGCACTCCGCAACCGCTGATCTCCAAAGTAGGGTATGATTACCCGAAATAGGAGATGGAAATGGAAAGGGATAATCAGTCTCTGACTGCTGAAGAACTGAAGCGGCAACGCAACAGGGAGGCTGCGGCCAGATACAGAGAACGCAACCGGGAACGGTACAACCAACGTATGCGCGACTGGCGTGAAGCAAATCGGGAAACCGCCCGAGAGCAATCACGAGAGTGGCGCAATCGCAAGTTGGCGAATGGTTCACCTGAAGAAGTCGCTGCGATTCGCAAGGCTGAATTGGAGAAAACCAAACGCGCACAAGCGATTTGCAGGGAGCAGGTGTTTGAAGCCTATGGCGGATACAAGTGCAACTGCTGCGGTGAAACTGAACCGATGTTTCTCTCGATAGATCATATTGACAACAACGGCGCGGAAGAACGAAGATCAGGGCTGTATTCCGGTTCTGGTTATGGTTTCTACCGATGGCTGCGGAAATCTGGATTCCCTTCGGGTTACCAAGTTCTCTGTATGAACTGTCAAGTCGGAAAACATAAGAACGGCGGCGTGTGCCCTCACCATAGTTCTTCATCATTGAAAGGAATCCATCATGGCTAATAGCCTGCTTACCATTGACATGATCACACGCAAGTCTTTGGAAATACTTGAAAACAACCTGGTGATCACCCGCAACGTGAACC